CACGACCTAAATTTATCGACGCACATGCCGGTAAGGTGAGCGAGCCGTTGTTTGTGATACAACAGGCTTTGAGTAATGTGTTTCCTGGGTCCACTCTGTTGGACACGTCGCAGGTCAATGCGGACGTACACTATGGTGGGTTTGACATCGTCGCGCAAGCGGTGAAGGTTAAACTTACAACCAGTAAGTTACAACCGATGAGACCCCAGGTTTTGTATAAACCGACGATGGGGACACAGGTGTTACCGAATGTGAGACAGACGATGCCGGCAGCGTTGCCTACGATTGTGAAACGCAATCTCAATACAACATCCTCGGTTGATCCTATGTGTGCTCAGAGAGCATGGGATCGGACTTGGGATTTCATGAAGACCGCATATTATAAGGCGGATGTTGAGGAGCAAATCGAGTCGTGGGATTATATCGGTCCTACCGCTGAACTCGTGTTGGAGTGGGCAAGTAAACTTGCTCCTACTGCTAGAGCACAGTTGGCGAAGTTAGATTTCGATCTAGCCAATGTAGATGTGGCTCTTCAAGAGTCGAAGTTGATGCTCAAGGGTAAGCGTAAGCCTAATCTTGGTCCGTCGTTTTCTTCGGCAGTGAAGGCTGCGCAGAGCATTCAGTATGATGGTACTAAACGCCGTACTGCGTTTTTCTCACCGTTGTTTGCAGAGAAAGTTAGACGAGACAAATCTGTTCTCCGTGATGATGTGATCATTATGCAGAGCAAGAGTGTTGGTGACCTTAATGATAGGTTGTCATGCTTCGATTGGCGTCCTACAGCTGCAGGTGAGCTGAAGTACTTGATGTTGGATGGCGAGATGTTTGACAAGTCTCAGGTTCTGTCCACACTTGGTATGCATTGGAAGAAATCGGAGAAGTTCAAAATTCTTCCGGAGTACGTTGAGTTACTCAGACAAAATGCTGCTTACCGTAAAGCTTCGTCTAGCGAGGCTGGTATTCAGGTGTTTTTGACACCACAGCGTGGGTCTGGTGATTCTGACACTTTGGATGGCAATTGTGATGTTAGTCAAGCCGCGTATGCGCGGTTTATCGCTACACATCGCGACAAGATTGAGTTCATTCTGATCATGGGAGATGACGTTACTATCGCGTTCAGAGGAGAGATCGACATCATGAGTTTGGAGCGTGATTGTATGTCGGAGTTCAATTTGTCAGTGAAGGCGACCGTGTCCAGTTATGGTAATTTTGTGAGTGGCTGGTTGACTCATCTACCTGACGGTAGTATCAAATGGGTGACCGATCCTATCAAACGTGCTGTGGCTTTGGGCGACAGAGCGGTAGTAG